AGGTCCAGAAAGAGTTCTTGAGCTCCGATAGTCTTTCTAGGAATAGACTCATCTCGTTCGTAACGTACATATAACTCGTCAAAAGAATCAGTTCCAAAAGCATCATAAAGACCAGGAACTGCATGTGGGGAGAAGAGTGAGATTTCCTCGTTACGGATGAATCGCTCATAGAAGAGTTTAGAGATTTGGATACTATAGTCTAACTTACGAACACGATTATCTTCGGTTCCCTTATTATTTTTTAATACCAGGATGTCTTCTATTTCTTGGTGCCAGATAGGAAAGTGAACTGTAGCAGAACCACCTCTGATGCCGTTTTGAGTGCAGCATCTGACAGTTGCCTCAAACTTCTTAAGGAAGGGGACAACGCCTGTGTGCTGTACCTCTCCGCCTCTGATTTTAGCGTTGATGCCACGGATTCTACCAGCGTTGATGCCGATACCAGCCCTTTGTGCGACATATTTACCAATAGCCATATCACTGCTAAAGATACTATCGAGGGTGTCATCAACATCAACGAGAACACAAGATGCATATTGGCGAAGTGGTGTTCTGACCCCTGCCATGATTGGTGTTGGGATGTTGATTTTGTGCTTGCTGATTGCGTCATAATACTTCTTAACGTAATCTAAACGTGTTTCTTTTGGATATTTTGAGAAGATAGTAGCGGCAATCAAAAGGTACATAAATTGTGGCGTCTCATAGAGAGCACCAGAACTCCTATCCTGAACAAGGTACTTATCAACTACCTGACGAAGACCTGCATAAGTGAACAGATAATCACGCTCGTGGTCAATAAAAGATTGAAGTCTCTCAAACTCCTCATCATTATAAAGACTTAGAATCTCCGCATCATAAACTCCTCTACCAATACAACACTCTACGTGTTGCTTGACAGTTGGACACTCGTGCATACGACCGAACAACTGCTTGCGGAGAGCGAACAGAAGGAGTCTGGCGGCAACAAACTGATAGTTAGGGTGGTCAAGGTCAATCAAGTCGCTTGCAGAACGAATTAGAATCTCCTGAACTTCTGCCGTAGTAATGCCATTATAAAACTGAATGCCAGACTGCATCTCAACTTGACTTGCAGAGACTCCCGCAAGGTCCTTACACGCCTCCTCCACCATCAAGTGGAGTTTGTTTAGGTCAAGACTCTCAATCGACCCATTTCTTTTAATAACCTTTGTTCCGTTGCTCATACTTTCTTCCATTCGGTAAACTTTACTTTTGCTTCTAAACCTGAGTGAGTATTTAATTTTAACACATCCATAACCGAAAGTCCAGCAAGCACCATATCGTTAATGTCTTTTTGCTGAATAGATTTAGACCATATTACAATCTTATTTCCACCCTCAATAATTTTACTCATCCGATTACAAATTTCTCTGTTTCGGGGTTCATTATCAAAGACATAAACAACATCCTTAAAATTACAGGGTGTTAAGTCAACATCGGCACCACACATAGCGATTCCATTCTCTACAAACTCAGAATCAAATGGTCCTTCAACAACATAAACCGTCTCATTTGTATTTACCTTGTTCAACCCATAAAGTTTTGGGATTGATTCGTCCAAGATGACGGTAATATATTTAACACTATTCGGACCTAGTGCTCTTCCCTGAAATCCGAAGATTTCTCCTTCCATAGTGTAGAGTGGTATGACTATACGACTCTCATCTTTCACAATCCTACTAAATGTAGGTTTTTGAGTATTCACCCATTCCTGAAATTTGTCAGCAAAATAAAACTTTTCTGGATTCAGTTGTCTTTTCTCCAAGTATTCTTTGGAGATTTTATTTGTTGATGCCTTTGGAAGGTCCAGTTTCTTTTGGAAGACCGGTTTTGAGAACTCAAACTTAGGTTCTTCTACCACAAAATTCTTGCCAGTATATCCTTCCTTAAACTTCTCAAGAGTGTATTGCTTATGAAGTATTGGATCTAATTCTTTAAGGAAATTATTAAAGGATAAACTTGCCCCACAGTTATGACACTTAAAGTTTGTATTCGTCTTTGCGGCATACAAATATCCTCGTGCCTTACTTTTGTTTCTTTGAGAATCTCCGCAAAGGCAACATCTGAAGTTATACAAATCTTGTTTTACTCTCTTAAATTTTTGCAATCTTGAAGAAACTAGATTTATATATTTTGAATCAATAAAATCCAAATCAACCTCTTTTACAATTTTTTCCGTGCCACCTAGCATAATTTCCAGGCGAGACCATTATGCCACACTTTTCACATTCTATCAACCTTTTATTAATGTGATCGAAACAACCTTTTTTACCATAGTTTTGATTTTTTTCTCCAATCATAGATTCACTCACTTTTTTATTTCTCTCTTTTGTAATTTTTGGTTTATCACCTTTCTTAAAACTTCCTCCATTAGTCATTCCAGGTTTCATAGGATTATTATTTTTCATATATTCAGATATTTTTTTTCTAACCTCAGGCATATCGCAATTGTTGTGTATTACTTTATTTTCACCATTATTAATGGTATTAAGTTGATTTATCCAATATCTTTCTCTTTCATAGAGAATATCATTAGTAGTCTCTTCCAATATCTCATACTCACAATCAAGAAATCTACCAAATCGTTTATGTTGTTTTCTCCTTCTTTCCAAATCTATACTACATCCAACATAAATTGGATTAGTATCTCTATAATAACAATATACACCTACCATTATGAGAGTACTATTTTGCTCTTTCTATTCTAATCTGTTCCGAGTCTGGTGTCAAGACATCCACCACCATACTTGACTGAGAAAACGCAAAAGAAACTATTACTAAAGCACCCACAACTAACCAACGAAACTTTGTCACTTCATCAACTTTTTTGTCAAGGTTAATTATACGCTCATCTATTTTTTCTTCCAGTGCCTCAAATCTTTCAATTACTCTACCGTGCTCTTCTGTATTTTTAACTTCTATCGTCTTAATTCGGTCAATAATTAGTTCATCATTTTTACTATTATGTTCTAATTTTTCTTCGTGAACTGCTAACATTTTAGAAATGCTTTGACTTGTCTTACCCATTATCTGAATTGCTTCATCTATCTTTTTGATCATAACCTCATAGGAAGTAAGACGTTCTTCAAGAACAGCGATTTTTGTTTCGTTAGATGATTTGCTAAACATTTTTTTTTGTTGGTGGATATTAGGTTCTACGAAACAAAAAAATCAAGTAGTAATTGTGTTATTATTTATTTTTCTTTTTTCTGTTTCTCCTGACAATACCCTTAAAAAAGATATTCCAATTTTTTGTATTTTTAGTCCTTAGATCAACTGGAGGATTATCACCTGCTTCTTTTGTCCCAGCAATATGCCCTTGACCGTCATTTGGACTGGTAAGACTATTGGTAGGAGAACTCTCACCTTCTTCTTTAAGAGTATGAATAATATCAATAATCTTGTTTATATCCATTAGATTTTTTGTAGTTGAGATAGGCACTCAGAATCTTCAACAATTTCGTGTATCTGAGTTTTGGGATATTCCGGTAAACGATTTAAGAACAGTAAGAAACTTTTAATAGACGGCCACAGTTCCTTTTCTAAGTTATAGAATAACAAAGGAACTGCGGCATCATTAAAAACATTAAAGAGGATAATAAGATGATTTAATATTAAATGCGTCTTTAATTCTCCAGTATTCTTATATCTTTTTAATAATCTTTTTACATAACGTATTCTTTTCAAGTCAGACTCAAAATCTTCCATCGTGACTGATTGAGGATTTTCATAATATTTAATGGCAAATAATATATAATTATTCTCATTCAATTCATCAAATCTCATATCATGCAGTAACAGTTAAGGTGGTTGTTCCAATGCCGACTCCAGAAGTTGTTCCGGCACCAGCAACATTACGAAGAAGAACATCTCCAAATTGTGATGTGAAGGAACTGATTACTCCAACACCGTTTGATCCATCGGTAATAACACCAACAAATCCTCTTGAAACATCAATCTTCAGTTTTGTTTGATTTGTACGAGTGCTGAATGTAACAGCAGTAGTAACACCAATTACAGATGCAACTGTAGATGCCGCTCCAATTGTTACAAAAGTATCGCCAACAGAAACTACTGATCTTGTCGTAATTGCAGTTCCTACAGTAATCGAACTTCCTGCCGAAACCCCGGTCAAACTAGCAACATAAATTATGGTAGAACCAGCAGAAACTGTAGAGTTAATAGTGGTAGATAAGAAATTAACATTAGCAGTCAGTAATGAACTTGGAGCAGTAAATCCAAATGCTACTCTATTTGTAATTTGTCCGTTGAAATTTGTATATACATCTGGAGAACCATGAGCAGCTGCTGCTCCTGCCCAAGCATATTGGGTTGCACCATTTGATGCGGCATATCCAACAATTGCTGTTGATTCATTAGCATCATTTGCATCAAATGTGCGAATACGAACTGTTGCTCCAGCACCAGCAAAAACGAGCTCATTGAATACTACATGAACATAACCAGTAGTACCAGTTGAAATGCCTGTAGTTGCTCCACCACCGATAGAAATTGGTGATGCCTGGTTAGGATCTTCGAAGAAAACTGCAACTGGTCCAGCAGTTCCAATACCAGTAGTTCCTCCAACATTACCAGTACTGTTCAATCCCACAACTGGAACTAAAACCTCATCAAAGTAACGAGTAGAAATTCCCGAATTCTCTTTAGTTTTATATCTTCTTTGAATCCAACCACGAACATCTGCAAAAGTATTCCAAGGACTTCTGTTACGATCAGTCTCAAGTTGGAATTTTGGAATTGCGTAATTATTTGCCGCAGTTTCAGATGCTGTTGAAATGCCCCAAAGAGCCATATGCTTTACCTATAATTCTTTTTCTAGTAATATTTATAAAAAAAGGAGACCTTGATATTCAGGTCTCCATTATATTAACTTAATTTATTAATTTAACTCAGGGGGTAACGTCTTTAGCACCCTTTGCTTTTAGTTGTCCTTGAACTTGTAAAAGAATAAGTGAAAGAAGTCCGTTTGCTTTAACTTTTGGATTTGCTCCAAGTGCTTCCGAAACTGCAAATAGAACAGTTGCGATAAGTGCCTGATTAGCAAGTGCCCATGCGATGAGTGCTGACATAATAACCTCCGTGTGAAGAGTTCTGTTTTATTTAGGAATTATCCTCTATTTTTTCTTGCTGCTTCTCTTGCTAATTGTGCTTTAGCTCTCTTAGCGGCTGCGGCTGCTGCTTTCCCTTCTTCTCTTTCCTGCTCAGGAGTGGCAGAGCCCATATAACGGTTTCTTCCATTATTTCTATCCGGTTTACCAAGACTTCTAAATTCATCTCTTGCCTCATCAACCAATTTACCTTCTGGATTATACCCAGCAGTCATTACAATAGGTACAATAGGTACAATAGGATTTTTGATTCCCAGTGCTGCTCTTAGTTTATTTTTGATGACTTGATTTTCGGCATACTTTGCTCTTGGGTCATCCTCACATCCAGATTCTTTACCTTTCTTTTTCTTTTCTCCAGAATCACCCTCCATTTCTTCCTTTACTTTTTCTGGAAGACCTTTGTGCTTGGTTTTGGCAAAATCACGAAGTTTTTTCTCACCCATCTTTGCCATCTTTTTAACTTCTTCACTCGCATCAGGCATTTCACCTCTCAAATAAGCAAGTGCCATTCCGGCAAGTTGCTGTTGATTTTGACTTACTGCTTTTTCTTGAAGAGAATGAACTTTTTTCAGAAACTTTGAGTATCCATTTTCGGCAATCAGTTCACCCTCAAGTTCATTATGTGCCATTAGTCCTAATCCCTTACCTTGTTCGGGAGCAACAACTACTCTATTATTAACTTTTCCTTTTTTATAATCAATTTGTGTGGGATTAGAATCTTCGGTTTCCGCTTCGTGAATGAACTCTTCTTTACGAGTTGCGATGGCATTTCCAATCGCACCACGCCTCTTCATTAGGTACTTATCGGACTTATCCTTATCTCCATCATTATCAACATCACCATCTTCTTGACCTACGGGGTCTAATCCTTTACCTGCCGCAACTCTTGCTGTCTGAGAACCTTTTTTCCTTTCACCCTCATAAGGCTCACCATACTGAGTCATCTCAACGGATTCAATATTTGGATTCGCACGAAGTTGATTAATTTTGTCACGGGTTGCCATTCTCACATAAGACCTTTTAGTATTCTTATCGGTTACTCTAACCTTATACTTTCTGTGCTCTGCCGAATCCAATTCTTCAACATAGGTTAAGGAAATTGGTTCTTTCTCGGTTCCTTCAACAAAAACCTTAAAGAGTGCTTTGGCAACATTATCAGATGCCGCATCCTTAAATGCTGGATTAAAATCTTCTGCTTTCATACCACCACCTTCTTTTCCGAATAGTTTTGCCTTAACAATAGTTTTTTCTTGACCGCCCATACTGCTATTTTGCATATACTGAGAGAATGCCTGACGAAGTGGAATATCTTCTCTTCTTGCTCTATAACGAATATCATATACTGCCTGCTTTGCTCTTTGTTCTGGAGACTTTCCAGAATCATCCTTTTTATCTCCCTTATTAGTAGGAGCAGCACCGGCAGCGGCAGGAGCGTGTTTTCTCGCTGGCAACTCTTCGGCAATATGATTTTTCATATTAAGACTTTACTACTTTACTATTTTCTATACTTATTTATAAACTCCCTGATATTGGATGCCTTATAACCACGATAGGGTTTTGCTCCGTATTGTAAATTTGTTTCAGGTGCCTCTGGTGTCATATCCGCAACATACTTATAGAACCCAGATGTTCCAACTAGAGTATTTGGTTTTCCGGGTTCTCTCATCTTTCTATCCATCGTAACTTCGGTATATTTCTTTGTTTCCATTACATCCTTAATCCAGGACTTAAACATCATACCAGATTCGGTTACGCAAATCAGATAGTTAGTACCACGACGCAGAATTCTTCCAACAAGTCCGGTATTCAGATTCTCAACCAGTTGTCCGATTTGGAAGATTTTTTCGGAAATATAATTCTCACGAAGAGTCTGGTAATCAAACTTAGGAGCAATTTCCCAGAGATTCCAGTTCTCATTAATACCCATAGATGCTCTTACAGAATCAAATAGTTCTTGTGCCGATTTACGCTTCATCTCTGGAGGAAGACCTTCTCTAAACTTACGAAAATCTCCTTCGGCAGCGGCAAGTCTCATTCTGGAAGCAGACATTCCCTCAACACCTTTGGCATCGGGGTCTCTATCACCAGCAGAAACTACCTCAATATTATCAAAGGCATACAGTTGCCCGTTATAATTACCAGAAAGTTTCTCAAACTCCTTTACACGGTCAGAACCACCCACGATTCTAACATTCGTATATCCATCATTATGTGCCTTTTTAAGAACATCAAAGATAGTCTTATTTGCGGCATCATTTACAATTCTTTCACTATGAGCAGGGAACATCTGTCTCATATATGAAATCTTTGTATCTGGGTCCAGTGGATTCTTTTTCTTATCCTGACTTCTGGACGGATAGATTAAATAGTCTCCACCATCTGCCTCTGATGAAGCAGCAGCAACATCCATTAATTGCTGGTGCCCGACCGTAGGAGGATTAAAACGACCAAAAGCAATCGTCAGAGTTCCTTTGGTCTTAGGAACTGGTGGAGGAGTTGCCACAGGTTGTTGAGGTTCCTGTGCTACTGGTTGCTGCTCTGGTGCTGGTTCTTGCTGCTGCTGTGGCGGTTGTTGGGCATTTGGGTCATTATAACTTGGAGAAGGAACATCCTTTTCGTGTGGAGTTTGATTTGGGTCCTTTCCTACTCTCTGACGCTTATTATAGAACTTTAACTTTCCACCTTCGGTCTTGGCAACAAACTCTCCGGTTGCCCTATCATACCAATCACCGTGCCCATTTCCCTGCAGCCCAAGACGCTGAGCCTGGGTAGCGGCATCCGATGCTTCTGATATAAATTGGAAGAAACTTTTCATTACTTACTTAATTTTTTCTTACGAATATTCGCCATTATTGCTTCTTTATTGGCAATAATATAGTTTAAACCATTTTTTCTAATCTTTATATATTTATTCTTTAATAAATCTGATTTATTTGATTTGATTTCATTATCAAGAGTGAAATAAAAATACTTGATAAAATCATTCATTACATCTTTCGGTAATGATTTTTTAGTGGTGAAAATATCAATAATATTATTAAGAAATGCTTGGAGGTCTTTCATTTATATCCCGTAAAATTTTTCAACCCATTAATTCGATTTTTAACTTATTTAGTGCCCAAGAGAGGACTCGAACCTCCACATCTTACGATATATGCTCCTAAGGCATACGTGGCTACCATTACACCACTTGGGCAGAGTGGAGAATATCGGACTCGAACCGATGACATCTTGCTTGCAAAGCAAGTGCTACTACCAACTGAGCTAATTCCCCAATAAAACCCCGAAGGGTTATTTATTCATTCTAATGCGGCACCAATCTTTTCATCAAGGTCTGCAATCACGGCACGAATATCAGAAATACGAGGAGGAACAGAAACCTCATCATAGGTATAACCTTTTTGATTCTCAAAAAGGATTTGACGAACGGCAGCGGCACAACGCACATCCATTTTAATAGATACAGATTTAGTCATCAGATGTCTCCCTCCTCACGATTTTCACTATAGTATGCGTCAAAAAATCCCTCTGGATAACGCTTCATCAGTTTGTCAATATTAGTTTGAATCACTTCATCAAAAGAAACATCAAGAGCAATACACGCCTGAGCAACATACCACAGTGTATCACCGAGTTCTTTAATCAGGTGAGTGCGGGTCTCATCATTCCAGGATTTACCTTGGAATACCATTTTCTTTACAATCTCCAAGAACTCACCACCTTCGGCATTAATACCAACAGCGGCAGTCAGAAGACGTTCAATATTAGCACCTTTCTCATCCAACTGAACCATACGGTCAGAAAGAGCAAGGAAATCT